ATAGAATTTGCGGCTGATTAATCAGCCAGTAAGGAATGAATGGATGAAACGGATTTGCCTAGTGGGCTTGCTCGCCTGGGCCGCCCTGCCCGCCATCGGCCAGGAAAAGCTCAGGATTATTGACCTGGGCGAGCCTGACCCAACGACCAGCCAAGCCCCCAGCGAACCGAGCCCAACGGCCCCGACGCCAACAGCGGGCCAGGCCCTGGCCTTTATCGAACGCTTGAGCGCGACTGTAGAGAAGGGCATGGAACAACTCAGTAACCCGCAGGCAGACCCGAACCAACGGCGCCGGCAGGCTCAGGCGCTGGCCGCGCTTGAGGACGAGGCGCAACGCTTCGGCGTGCTGTTTACGCCCTTCCACAAGTGCAACGAGGCGGCCATAGATGCGGCTTCAGCCTGGCAGGGGCTGATAGCCAACGATGCCAAACGCTTCGATAGCGCGTTCGATAGCTACGCCAAGGCCGAGACGGAATGCCGGGAAGCGGCAGACCAAGGCTAGTCCCACAACATCACGACTTCTTCCCGCGCGGCCGGCAGCTCAGGCAGCACAATGACCACGCCGGCGCGGTAAGGCTGCACCTCATCGGCAAGGCCCTGATTGGCATCTAGCACGGCCTCCATGGTGCCGTTGAGGTGGCCATAGAAGTTATGACAGATGGTGTCCAACAGATCCCCGTCAGCCGTTCTGCATGTCGTCGCCATAGCGCACAAACTCCAAAGTAAAAGCCTGCTTGCGCGGAATGGCGCCAGGCAACAGCGCGCTTTGCTCTTCCTCAATACTCTTGAGGCACCAATTGCCCAGGACGTGGCCATAGCCGGTGGTCAACCCCAGCGGGAGAAGACGCGAACCAATACGGCGCAGCGTGTCCAACTGCTTTAACCCACCCTTGAATCCCGGAAAAATGGCGCCCTTAAGCGTCATTTTTTCCTCGCCCATGCCCACGGCCTGCTGTGCCGGCCGCCGGCTTAAACGCTCCTGCGAAGCCCATCGAAACTCTGTAGAGCGCCGCAGTTCATCAAAGGCCGCCGTATCCAAGTTGAAGAAATACGGTTCCTCCTTGGGGTCTAGCGGCTGGATGATCAGCAGGTGCGGAAACGGCTTAACCGCCTCCGGCGCCGGCGTCGCGTTCGTGGCAAACGCCCCCGTGGGAAAGATATTGGCCAGCGACGGACTGACCTTGCCGGCGATTTTGTTAATCGCCGCACCAGCCTTGCCGGCTTGTTCCTTCAGCACCCCCATGCGTTCGTCAATTTGTGACGCGGCGCGGGTAGCCTTGTTATAGGTCTCCAGCACCGTACCAACCTTTGCCTGGGCAGCGTTCACGCCACGCATAACACGCTGAAGCTTTTCCCCCATGGCCGGGCCAATCACCGGCAAACCCTCCAGCTCCGACGCCGCACCGGTGATTTCACCAATGGCCCCGTTAAGGGGCCCCATCATCCCATCAAGGCTACGCCGGCCAGCCTCGCCAGTCGTGGCCAGGTACTTCAGCCCGGCCTGGAGCTGATCTAAGTACCCCGGGTCTTTCGTGTCTTTGTCCACGTCCCCCCCCTTACCCCACATGAGGCTCATCAAAAAGGCTTGCACTTGAAAGCTGACGGCTGATTTCTTGCCGATGGTTTTGCAAGTACGGCTCAATTTCCCGGGCCAGCTGCTGGGGGTCTTTCACATCCCCTTTTACGGTCAAACTGAACGGCGCCGTCACATGCACCACCTGCTCAAACTTCGCTCGTTCTGGCTTCACCGGTGGCACCGGCTTAGGCAGTGCCGCACCAGGCTTAACGGTCTGCGCCTGGGCCAGTGCTCTAACCAGATCGCCAACCTCAGAGCCAGACCCGTTACGCGTAACGCCCTGCCCATCAAGAACACGATCAGGCATCAACGCCGGCGCAGGCGCGTCCCCCTTGCGCCCGCTAGCAGGCACAACCAGGGGAACCGGCAATAGCAGTGGCGGCCTGTTAGGACGCCCCGAAGGCCCGGCAGGCGCCGCTGGTGCAGTTACACGCACAACCGGGGCAAGCGGTAGGACGGGCGAAGGGTCACGCCCCAGGGCGCCGCGTAGCGGTCCCAGTGGCGCATTTACCGGCAGCATCGGTTGACCAGGCGCTGCATCACGCCCAGGAACAGCTGGCACCGTTGCCGGCGGCGCCATCATCTGGACAATCGGCGCCACAGGCCGAACAGGCGCTGCATCACGCCCAGGAACAACTTGCACCGTCGCCGGCGGCGCCATCGCATGAACAACCGGCGCCAAAGGCCGAACAGGCGCAGCATCACGCCCAGGTGCAACCTGCACCGTCGCCGGCGCCAATGTCACAGGCGCCGCGTTACGGCCAGGCGGCGTAACGGTGCCCGTCCTCGATGTCGGCCCGGGGGCCGGCACCGGTGGCCACTGAAGCATCAACGGCACCGGCGGAGCCACTTTCGGCGGCGCTTTGAACGACGCGGCAATATCCCCAAGTACCGGCGGAATATTCTTGCCGGCATCGGCCATCATCAGAGGCCCGGCCGCAGGCATTACCTTCGTTGCCGGATCACTGCCAAACATGGCCTTGCCGGCATAACCGCCAAGGGCCTGGCCACCGGTACTGCCCAAGTAAGCCCCGATCAGGCCCCCCACTACGGTGCCAATCACCGGCACCATCGAACCGATGGCCGCGCCGGCCGCAGCACCGGCCAAGGTGCCGGCTAAATTGCCCGCCGCTTCACCGTAACCCTCAGCCATCTCATCGCGCGTTTCGGCATTGTCGTAGGTGTCCTTGGCCATCAACAGCGAGTCGACCGCCGCAAAAACCGCCGTACCCTTGACCATGCCGCCGGTATTCATGCCCACACCCTGGCGGACTGGTGCAGGGCGAGCCGAACCCGGTGCAGCAGTAGGCGGAGTTGCTGCCGCCCGGGCCGCTGGCGAGGACGGCTTGCCCTTCTTGGGTTTTTTGCGGCGCTTACTGTCGCCGGCATCCATGCCAGGACCATCAAGCCCGCCGGCCGGCATATTGGTGACGATTACGCGCTGGGGAATGTTGGGATCACCGCCGCGCAGTCCGCCACGGGCGATATTCAGCAGCCCCCGGCCGATTTTCACGCTGTTTACAACACCTCGAAAACCGATAAGCCCGGCGGTGATCGCGGCGACACTGGAAACCACCTTGGGCGATTCATCGCCCAGCGAGCTAAGCCCACGCCCAACCCAGGCCAGGCCATCCGCCACACCGTCCGTCATCGGGCGGATGGCGTCGCCAATCATGCGCATAGAGTCATCCATGCTCTGCGCCATCTCGGCCCACTTCTGCGCGGACGCCTCCCGGCGCTCGGCCAGGTTTTTATCCAGAATGCCCGTGGCTGACTTGGAGTCGTTCTTGAGCTGTTCGTATAGCGCTTTGTTCTGCGTGTAAGCCGTGAGGGCGGCTTTTACTTGCATGTCGGCAAAAATATCGCCGGTTCGCAATGCCTGCTCCAAAGAGTCAATCATTGCCTTGGCTTTTACCGGGTCAGTCTCCTTGTTGATCTTTGCGGTAGCCTCGGCCATTGCCTTGGCTTTCGCCGGGTCCGTCGCCGCAACGTAGCGCTGGGCCAGCGCCAAGCTCGCCTCCAGCGTCGACATGCCCTTTTGCAGCCCTGTCTGCATGGAACCCTGATAGTCGATCCCGGCCTTTTTGTAGGCCGTGACGGTATCGCGGGCGCCGATTTTCTCCATCCAGTTTTTCAGATTGTTGGCCGCCTCATCGGCACCACCTGCAGTTTTCATTTGCACTTGCAGCATGGCGCCCAGCTGCGTCACGGCATCCATGCCGGTAATGCCCAGCTTACCCATGCCCGCCAGCATTTCCGGTGCCCATCGGGCCATGTCGCTGGCCTCGAAGCTACCGGCCTGGCCCTGATAGGCGATGGCCTCAAGGGCCTGTTGCATGACCTTGGGGTCAGTGATTTTGGCGTTCTGCCCCAGGGCGTTGATCATCTTGGCGGTGTCTTCAGCTCCCGCCCCCTGGCCCACGACGAACTTGGCCGCCGTAGGCGCATACGACAGCGCCTCAGACAGATCCATGCCCGCCCCAACCAGGGAGTTCACCACCTGCGCCACTTCATTGCGGCCCATTCCCGCGTCACGGGAAGTCTGCAAAATGGTTTGGGACATTTGCTTTTCTTGCGGGGCATTGGCAATGCCCGCCTTGATCGCAATATCCCGAATGATTGCGCCATAGTCAGCGCTAACCTTCGTAGGCACCGCCACAGCGGCGGACAACCCCACCGCCTGGCCGACAGTGCTTTTCATGCCCTCGCGGCCGGCCTGGATTTGCTGGTGGCCCAACGCTTTCAGCTCAGCCTTGCGCGCCGTACGGCCCAACGTCTGATAGGCCTTTTCCAACCGGCCGACCTCGATGCCCTGTTTCTTGAGGCTGGCCAGGTTGGCATCGAGCTTGGTCAGTAGCGTGCTTGCGCCCTTCTCCCCCGCCAGGTGCGCCTTGCGCCATTCCTCACGAAGCCGGATCGTGTCGCCAATGGTGTTTTGAAGAACCCGGGCTTTTGCCCCGGTCGCCTCCAGGCGCTTTATGCGGCTTTCAACGTCCTTGAACGCCGAACCCACGGTGGAGCTGACAGCCCCACCAATGACGATACCAAGCGCTAATTTGCTTGCCATGTGCTTGCCCTATGCGTCGGGTGGCTCAATAGCGGCTCAATCCGTGAGCCACCACACCATGTCTGAAGCCGGCATGTCCAACAGCTCAGCAGCCGAAAAATGCAACTCAGCCGCCAAGCGTTTGGCCATCATTTTCAATTGCCCGACGTCAAACTTCGACTTCGTTATCCAGACGAAAATAGCCTTCCTGCATGCGCTTGTAGTCCACCGTTTTGATAGCCCCCAAGTCCTTCTCCCCGATTTGGGTAAGACTGCAAAACAGGTTGACTTCGTATTGTTCTTGATTGCCACTGGCCGAAGCGGTGGCGGCGCGAATATCGCGCAAGCACGGCGCGCGCATCGGGATCTTGTCGCGCTTCACGCCGTCGACCTCAATCGGATACTTGAGCGTCACAACGGCGCCGTCTGCCGACAGTTCCAGCCACTCGGGCAATGCGTTTGGGTTAGTTGCTTTCATGTTCTTTTATCCTTAAATGCCTAGGGCGGTGCGCATTGCTGTGTATTGGTCAACACCGTTGATAACCCGCACACAGGCCACGGGGTCGATTTCGTACATCACACGGCCGTCGATTTCTAACTTGTAGTAAGTGACGGCAATCGAGTGTTTAAGCTCGGCCTTTTCACCGGCTTTCCAGTCACCCAAATCCAGCTCTTTGAGCATGCCGCGGATTGTTGCAACGACTGGGGTAATGCGGCCCTTCTCGCCTTTGAAGGCCCCACGAAATACCGCATTACATGCGGTCTGATCAGCGAGCCCCACGAACTTCATGGACTCGCGGCGAACGCCGGTCGTGACGAAGCCGGCCTCCATCTTCTCCAGGCCCATGTCCATTTCGATGGAACCGCCCATACCGCCGCCGCGATATTCGTCAGTCTTCACCACGATCTTGGGAAGGGTCATGCTTGGCACGTCACCGGAAAAGCTCATGCCGTCCACGAACAGGTTGGTATTCACCAATACTTCAGGAATCATTTAGCGGCCTCCTTAGGCGGCAGTGTCGAGGACTTCGGTCAACCATTGGTTGGTGACTTCAACGCGGAAGTTAGGGTTTTCAGCCGGCGGTACATCGGTAAACCGGATGTTCCAAAACACCTTTCCTTGCTCCAGCTGGCTGGCCGTGTTCAGTTCGGTATCCGCGTAAACTTCGAAGTTGATCACCGCACCTTGATTTTTCAGGTCACGCATGAACGCCTGAAGCCCTTCGGTTACGTCGCTGACGTAAGTCTTGGTAATGCTGCGATCCACCGCCCATTTGTGGCCGGCCAGAATCGCGTCCATGACGATATCGACGGTGCGAACGCGGGTAACGAATGCCCATTTCGCATCACTGGAAAGCGTGCGGTTGCCCCACAAGCGGTAGCCGTCATCGCGAATGATGGTGGCAATATTGGCGTTATTGAGCAGGTTGGCCCGGCACGTTTCGTCACCGTCCAAGAACTCGATAGGACGGGTGGTACCGGTGATGCCGACGAACTCTTTGTTGGACGGCGACGCCCAAAATCCGTACTCCGCATCGGTATAGGCGAACATCCCCGCCGCCCAGGCAGACGCCGGGGAATCAATGGTCTTGCTCTCCACGGTGTCGAACTGCTGAACGCCCGGATCTACCATGTAGATGCGCTTACTACCGAAGTTCTTGGCGTACTCCATGGCCGCCTCGTCGGTGGTGTTCGGACCGTCCACGATTGCGATAGCGCGCAGCTTCGCAGCCAAGCCATCCATGGCGGTGGCCACCGCCTGCGTGGCGGAATGACCAGGGGCCACCAGCAAACGCGGCTGGGCGTTGAATCGGCTCTTACCATCCAGCAGGGCCGCCAAGCCCGTACGCTTACCATCGGCCTTTACGCCACCGATGATGGCCGAGGTTTGCAGCGCCTTGTCTTCAAGCTTGGCAACGCCACAAGCGACGATCACGGCCTTGGAGCGGGTAAAAATCGCTTTAGCTGCGCGGGTGATTGCGGAATCTGGCCCGAAAGCGGCCACCGCTTCGCTTTCGCGCGTCAGTAGCACCAGGTCGCCAGGCTGCGCGGAGAACGCCGGCGCCACGGTGAAAGTGTCCACCAGGCCGATAATGGACGACGATGGCAGCGCAATAGTGCGCGCGCCGGTGTCGACCAGCGTTACGGTAACGCCGTGAAAACGACTTGTAGAAGGCATAGGCCCAATCTCCAGACATGAAAAAGCCCCGCACTGGCGAGGCTTAAGGGTTTAGCGAGGGAATGAAAAACGCCCCGACAGTGCGGGGCGTTATGGGGTTTGCTGATCTATCCAGGCGGGCCTGATAGGGCGGTGTTTCGTGTCGGGGAAGTCCGACGCCTGGGGCCAGTCGCGCAACGACTGCATGTAGCCTAACAGTTCGCCGTACTGCTCCACCGTCAGCGACGTGGCGCCGCCCAGCTCCACCTCGTCACGGTGACGCTCGCGCAGCCACTTAACGCTTTCCAATTCACCGTCGCGCCACCGGCGTTCCGTACTGGCGTCTTCTTCGGCGGTCGATATCGGCGCAGTTTTGCCGCCTTTCTCAACCCAGGCCAAGTAGGCCACCCAATCGTTATTGCCCATGTCCTGGGGAATAAACACGCCGTCCGGCAAGCGCTGAACGCCCGCCGGGCTAAATTTGTACTTGGTAGTATCCATGAGCCTCCCCTTTAAATTTCAGCATCAGCGGTCCACTCGATTTGCATGGTATGGCCAGGCGCCGAGCCGCTTGGCGGGATGCAGGACAAAGCAAAACCTGTAGCCCACAAGCTTTGAATGTTGGTCGCCGTGCATGGCCTCTGCGTAGACTGCGCCCAAATCTGTGAGCTTTCCTCGCCAGGCGAGAACAGCGTTAGTGTGGGCACCACACGTTTAACCTCCCGAAAATCCATGCGCAACGCTGACTGCGACGTCTGAGCCGCCGCCGACTGTGTGAAGGTTGCAATACAGGTCGAAGGCCCATTGTTCGACTTGCTGGGGTGATCCATAAGAAACGACTTTTCAAAGTATCGAAGACAGGCGCGGAATTCCTCTTGAACCGTGCGCAGATCATAAGGTGTAGCGACGCTGCCAGGCTCGACTTGGATATTGGTGATATCCGTAACATGCGAACCCGTCCCCCAGCTCGCGATAATCAGCTCTAGGTAGTCGTTAGAAACACCCATGCTTTTATTCACTACCGACGCCAGATCAAGCGTGACAACATACTTTTTATAAACCGGAGTTAAATCAACCGATGTTCCAACATCAATATCCGGCTGATTCGAACCAACTCCAAAGCTCTGCCGAAGAATTACAGCGCAAGTATGCGCAACGCTACTTCTCATAAAAAACGAGATTGTAACTTTACCGCCCGCCAGCGTTTTCACATTTTCTATGCGCTGGCTTAAATTCCAGCCTTGGCCCGCGCCCTCCCGAGAAAGGCGCAAACAGTATTTGGACTCGTTAATATTGGCTTCTTGTTCAACATTCAGCTGACTCCAACTACAAACAGCATTGGTTGGGCTGTAGATCCTCCATCGATCAGGGCCGAATGCGCTTTCAGGGCCACCACTGGCCTTGCCTACAACGCCTGATTTACCGCGCTGCCATACTTGAAAAGCACCATTGATCAACCGATTTTTACGGTAGACATGAACAGGAAACTGTTGATTCGGGCTTTCAATTTGAGTCCTTACCAACTCAGTGTTGGCCACCCGCTTAGAACGGTCATCGACAGGGGGCGTAGGCGCGTTCTGCCCACCAAGCCACTGGAACGCCAGGGCCGAGGTTCCAAGCACCAGCGGGCCATCACTGACCAGTTGCCAAATGGTATCGGCGTTTGCCGTACCCCGCTCCACCGTCACCATCAGACCGGGCGTCACCTTGTCGCTACTGTCTGCGTCGACAGAGCGCGTCCAGCTATCAGGCCCGACCACGTACAAGCCGTTGTCTTTCGCTTGCGCCTGATCTTTTACCAGCACTCGCGAACCCGCTGGCACCGCAAAGCCGTCAATGGCTTGAATACCCGCCAGGACCACGGGGCCCGTGGTAGCGACCAACACCGACTGCTTAAAGTCCATCCTGTTAATGGCGCCGGCAATAGACTCGTCTACATACCGGCGCGTTGCTGTTACGACCGAAGGGTCGATATTCAGCACCACGTTAGTGGAACTCTTGACGATGAAATTCATGCGGACGGTTTGCGTCCGGCCGGCGCCCTGGGACAGCTTCGGCTTGAAGCTTGGCGCGCAGTTGGCCACCGCCACCAGATCCCCGTCCGAGTCGAACAACCCCAGCTCACGAATCCAGAAACCGCCCTCATCGGACGGGATAATCTGCTCGGCTACAAGGATGCCCGGGTTCAATGGATCAGGGCCCAGCATGTTCAGCGGCGCACGGCGGCGCTCGTTGATCAACACCTTCTGCAAACGGTCCGGCATTGGGTCAGTGTTATTGGCGTCCCCCACGGCCATGTGGGTTAACTTCCAAGTCATCAGGCCGGCATCGGCTTTAACTTGCTTGGCCTCCCCCACAGCCGTAAGGATGGCGAAGAACTGCGAATTGGCATCAATCATGGGTATACATCCAAAAGGTCTATGGAATGTTCGCGGCCCGGCACGCCGACATAACAGTCAACCGAAATAAAGGCAGGCGTCAGGGGATAAACTTCAAGGTCATCTATGGTGTGTTCGCGACCACCGCCACCGATTACCCCGGTCGCCTCGATGTCGCGAAGTACCGGCGGATAAACATCAATTTCGTCACCGTCATATGCACTTGCAAAGACGTTGATAGCGCCGGTACTTTCGAGGCTGATAGCCAACCCCGTCAGGTGCCGACTTACCGGCTTGGCGTCATCAATCAGCCTTTCCAACTCGGCATACATTTCTTCGGTAATGCCGGTTTCTAATACGCCGACCTTGAGTGCAAACGTGCCCGGCACCCCCTTGGGCGTGGTTTCGTACCAGTGCTGAACATCGATCAGGTAGCCAAGCGGCTCAACGACTCGCCGCAAGGCACCTACAGTGCCCTTGTGGGCATGCACAAAGAACGATGAACGAATAACCGAGCGCTTGACCGCCTCCGACCAATTGTTGTCCCAGCGGTCGACCGACCAGGCCCAGGCCAGCAGCGGCAGATAGGCCACCGGGCATAAGTCCGGGTTGTAGAGCGTGCGCAACGGTATGTCGGTCTTACCGCCCGTGGCGGCCTCTATGGCGCGCTCCAGAAGCGTGCTGTTGAGCGGGAGAAGACTTTGCATGTCAGTCCCCCAGCTTTACGGTTACGCCCGTGCAGTAAGCCGCCTGGGCCTTGGTGGGCCGTATATCCGACCAGCCCGGCAACTCCACGCGTCTGACCCCATTGATATGCAACTGGGCGTCGATCCCCGAGCGCGCAACTTCAACACCCAGCCGGCGCCGAGGATTGATCCAAGCGTTCAGGCGTCGCTGCGCCTCAATCAGAATGCTCTCGTTCTCGGAGCCGGTGCCCTCCATGTGCAGGGTCGCATCAATGCGGTAATTGATTACCTCGGCTCCTTGCACAAAGATTCTGTCCGCCACCGGCAGGATGTTGTCTTGGCTAAGGTAGGCCTCCACTTGCTTGAGTAGCGCCTGATCAGCCGTACCGTCCCCATTCAGGTGCTGCACAGTGACCACCACCACCGCCGGCGAGGGGCTTTCGGCCGTAGCGTCTCCCACCAGAGCCGAGGCGCTACGCGCATGCTGGATGTAACTGTTACGCGGGCCGGCCGTGGTAAGCCCTTCGAAGGCCGCCTGCGCGCGCTCGCGCAATGCGTCATGGGACTCCATGACTTTTGGTGTCGGGGGAAACGTCGCCAGATCCTCGGCCTGAATTACCAGGCGATTAACGTTAACGTTCGCCGCCAGTTGGTCAAGGTCGCCGCCCTGGGCGTACGCCAGCAATAGGGCCTTGGCTGCGTCGTTGACTCGGGCACGCTCTTGCACACGACGATAGGCGCCCAGCTCCAGTAATTTCACTACCGGATCGCTCTCAATCGTAGCGTCCCAGTTTTCGCCCATGAACGAGCGAAACGCCTCTAACTGCTCGGCGTATATTTCCTCAAAGTCCAGGGGTTCCAGCACTTCGGGTACCGGCAGCGTCGACAAATCCACGGTACTCATACCGACACCTCAAGTAAGTGGCTTGCGCCCAGGTATTCGCCCTTCAGCTCCAGCGTTATCTGGCCGCCTACAACCGCCGTCACCCGCACGCCTTCAAGCTTCAGTTGCGGCAACCAGCGCCCCAGGGCGCGCGCCGCCTCAGCCTGTACGGCGCTTTTCCAGCCACCAGACACAGGCAAGTCGACGTAGCGCCGGAGCTTGCTGCCGTACTCGGGACGTTGGCGACGACTGCCCAGCGGAGTGGTCAGGCAGTCCTCAATGCACTGGCGCAAATACTCGATGCCGGAAATGATCTTGCCGGTACGGCGATCCATTCCCATCATCGGGCGTTACTCCTCGATCAGCTCAAGCTCGGGATGCCCCGCCAGGCACTGGCGAGCCGGTTCATCGTCTGCCGTTACGGTAACGATGCCGGCTTCCACCGGCACCGCGCGACCGTCCTGCAGGATGATCATGCGAGTTCGATACACCTTGTCGCGGTACCGCACCTGGGCGCTGTTTGGCGGGGTGTTCTGTTCTGCGGTGTCGCCTTTGAGTGGCTTGGCCATGTTTCCTCCGGACATAAAAAACCCGCACTGGGCGGGGCGTTGTGGATGGGCTTGTTAGTGCTTGTGGTGGTTGTCGCTATTGCCGGCGGCCAGAATGTCAGCATCACCGGTGATGGTCTGCGTTACGTGTAACGGCCCGTCGATAGTGACCGGGCCAACCAGGCTGATCGCATCGCCGGTCAGACTAATTTTTCCGGACGTAACCGATACGGCGTTATCCGTAACAATGGCCGCCGTCGAACCGACTTTGATTGTTACCGTCCCGCTGGGCAAAGTGATGGTGTATGACTTGGCCTGCCAGTCGTAGACCAGCGAACCACCATCATCAAACCGCCACACCTCCACATGATCGCGGTTATCCGGTGGCGCGCCGGCGTTTCCGTAAAGCCCAGGAATGAAAGTGCCCTGGGCGGCCTCACCGCTGGGACTGAACAACACGCCCTGCTCTCCCAAGCTGGGCGAGCGCCAGTGACGGGCCTTGCCGGCCGCCAGGCTGTGCCAGCGCACCCAAGCGCTTGTCCAATCCCCATCCGAAACCCGACACGCCGGCGGCGATGCCGCCAGGTCGACCGCGACCACATAGCAAGGCTTGAGCATGGCCGCGATCATGCGGTCATGCTGGGCCGCGACGTAGCCACTCACGGAATATTCTCCGGCGCGACGTACTGCTGTTCACTGCCTGGCCCAATATCAGGACTGAAACCGAACACCAGGGAGCCAGGCGGTTCATCTGGCCAAGGCCAATCCGACTCACCGAGTTCAAAGGGTTGAATCCACTGAACCGACCACATGACAAACTGCTCAAGGTCCAGCGTTGGGGCTTCTGGCTGCGCGTGTACCTGCTCCGGGGGGCCGGTCACAAAATCCACATCCCACAACTGATCCTTTAGCACGGTCATCATCTGGCCAGCCAAGATAGCGGCCTGGAGCGATGCCTTGGGGCGGTCTGCCTCCACCAGAATGCAGGACTGAAAACGACCAATGACCGCCGTTTTCCCCTCTCCCCGGTCCACGCCCGGGGCCATATCAGTGATCCCGTACAACAGCGCCGGCGTCTTCACCTCGGCGCCCAACTCCGGAAACTGCTCAACATGCACCACCTTGGGCATGCGCTCGCTGATCATGCGAGTAATCGCATCATGTAATGTCGTCAGTTCGCTCATTGGACACACTCAATACCAAGTCGATCATCCCGGAACCATCGGGCTTCAGACGGACAACCTTGTAGCGGCCACCGCCATCCAGGGCCGGCAGCTCAATGGTTAAATGATCGCCCTTTTTGACGCCCTGGACGTCGACCACACGCGCGGTAAGCGTGGGTTCCAACACCTCGTCGGCGTTGATTGCGCCGCCCAATCGCGCCGCACCCGTCTTACCGCCGCCAATCTCCGCGCCAACAAAGGGCGAGGCGAAAGCGCCGGAAATGGGTCGACCATCCGCAAGGGTCACAGGATCGCCAAGACGCTCCACCAGTAGCGCGTCCATGCGCTCAGCCGTGGCCCGAAAACGGGGGCCAGGCATTACTGGACGATCAACACGTCGGCATAGCCTGCGACCGAATCGCTCAACAGCTTGCCGTAAGGGGCCGAACCAGCAGCACCAGCAGCAACCAGGCCCCCGTCTTTGACGCTGGCACTCATGCCAGCTTTCAAAGCTGCATCTGCCGGCACATTCCAGCAGCCGCCCGTGTGATACACGATAGGCGTGCCCTTGGGGCCGCTTTGAAGCGGCATAACCGCCAGATCGTTGATTACTTGCGGGATACCGGCGACAGAGCCGCCAGTAGGCGCTGGCAGCGTCACAGTGGCGCCGCTGCTCACATGATTAGTAGACATGGCAATTCTTCCTTTCCAGAAACGACAAACCCCGCACACGGCGGGGTCTTCGGATAGTCAGCGAGTTACGCGCCGACAGACTTATTCAAGCCGCGCGAATCGAGCGCAGAAACGCCGGCGTCAATGCGGACCTTGGTAGCGATACCGTCGCTGGTAAAGCCTTCCATTTGGTCGATGTACGGCACGTCGACGCCATCGAGATAGGCCACCTCGATAGTGTCGCTGTTCTGCTTGCCAGCCAGGTACCAGGACGACGACGACGCGTCATCAAGGCGCGGATCAGAAATTACCTGCGCAAAGTCCTTCATGGGGTTAACCACGCCGGCGTTAACCTGGGCGTTCGGCACCGACGCCGAGCGGATCAGTTGATTTGCCTTGTCTTCCAGTGCCACGGGGCACAGCAGGAAGGCAGGACGAATATTCAACGTCCGGGTTTTGTCGCCATCCTTGGCCGCCTTGGTCTTTTGCAGCGCCATGGCCGTTTTAGCCGTGCTCATCGCTTCGATGGACAGCGCCGAAGCGTTACCGGTAAACAGGTTTTTGCGCGATGCATCGAACAGCGGCTTGCCGTCTTTCATCTTGCCGTTGTTGGTCAGGGTGTCGTACACCAGATCACCAATGGTCGCGCGGGCAGCTTCACCCATCAGCCGCGGAATCGCGCTCAAGGCGTCGAGGTCATCGTTGATGATGGCCTGGCGGTTGATGCTGAAGATTTCCCCGTAGGTGGCCAGGCGGATCGTTTCGCCGCTGTCACCGAGGGTGATGTACTTGTACTCCGCACCTGGGCGCACTTCGCGCAAGGTGGCGAACGAACCCAGGCCCACGCGGTTGGCGACCTTAAAGTCACTCAGTCGGCCCTTCTTGGTCCACAACTGGTAGGTTTCCTCGGCCTGCTCCCAGCCTTGCAACAACGACCGGTGGGACGCATCCAGCAGGATGTTACCGAAGTCGCTGGAGTCGTGAGTAAACGCCAGGCCAACCATGTCCATTGGGCGTAGGCTCGCCACGCCGATACCGCGATCAGACAACGATGCACGGGCCAGCTCGCGCAATGTCATGTGGTTGTAAGCGTTATCCGCCTCGTTTTCTTCCATGCCGAGGCGGCCATACAGCGAGGCCCGCACACCGTCGCCCACGATATTGCCGTTGCTGACGTGGCCAGGGTGTCGCTGGCTCGCGGTCGGGGTGGTTTTCTCACCGATGGCGGCCAACAGCTTGGCGTTCGCCACTTCCACAGTACAGGCGGTGTCGCCCAGGCAGGTATCGCGCAACGTTTCGTGACCAGCAAACGATGCAAAGGCAGCGCTGATTGCATTACGGCGCGAAGCTTCGACCGCAATGCCCTGGGCCAGAATTTGGTCAGTGTTCAGCGAAGCGTTGGCCACCGGCTCGACAACAGGCACCAGCGGCGGTGTCGGTACAGAGTTACGCGGGTTCATCAGGTTTTTCATATGCGGGGGCATGCTGGTGTACTCCTCCAGGCGTTTCGAATTAAGTTGAGCGGCCGCCTTGATTGGCTCTAACACTTGGTCTGCGAAGCCGGCCGCCACCGCCTCGTTTCCGTCCATCCACGTAGTCACCTTGAGCAACGCCGCGATTTCATCGACCGACTTGCCCGACTTGCGCGCATACGCCTGAACTAACGTGCCCTCGACCTTATCGAGTAAATCGGCGTACTCGCGCATGTCATCCGCGTCACCAACCTGCCCACCCCAAGGCTTGTGAATCATCATCATGGAATTGGCCGGCATGTAGATCACATCGCCCGCCATCGCCACGACGCTGGCCATGGATGCGGCCATGCCGTCGATGTACACCTCTACACGGGCCGAGTGCCCCCGCAGAATGTTGTACATGGCTGTGCCGTCCATCACGTCACCGCCACCGGAATGAATCCGAAGGTTGATTTGTGACACGTCACCGAGCGCGGCCAGATCGCGCGCAAACTGACGGGCCGAAATACCCCACGCGCCAATGTCGTCATAGAGCATCACTTCGGCAACACCACGGGACGCGGCACGAATTGAATACCAGCTTTCTTCGGGCTTATTGGTCGGGCTTATCGACGCCCGTGGCCGCATCAGCGGCCCGTTGTTTCTCGTCATCATTGGGCTGATTCTTCCCGTAGATTTGGTGGTAGTAATCGGAGCTGTACACCAGCCCGTCCTTACGGTTCGCGGCGACTTCAGCCGCGCGCGACGCCTTAAGCTCTGAAGGGTTGCGCTGCCGCGAACGGACCACCTCGGCCTCATCAGCAAAGCCGGCCTCAACCAGTAGTTTCCAGGCCGTTGCCTCATGCACCGGGTTAATCCAGGGCATCACCGGCCCCTGATAGAACGCGCCGTAAACCGTTCGAGGATCTACGCCGGCAGGCACGACCAGTTGTCCGCTCATGATCGCCATGCGCAGCCAGTCGCGATAAACCGGGCGACACCAGTAGTCGATGAACTCGTGTTGCAGCAGGTCGTAACCTAACTGCCCCTCCACCAGCTCCTGACGTTGCGCCGAGTAGGTGCCGTCATAGCTACGCGCAACACTGGAGTAGGTGCTACGGGAACCGGCCGCCACGGCCTTCAACTGGCCGTTACGGAAGCCCTCCAGAAACGGGTTAGGCCGGTTGCTCTCAATCATCCCGACATCTTCACCAGGCAACAGCGTGTCGATCACGATGCCCGGCGCGATTGGAAACGTGCGCTCGGCGCGAACTTCACCGCTCGCCGGCGGCACAAAGTCCTCCGGCATGCCCTTCTTGATGTACATGGCCAACGCGGCGCTGATACGCGCGGCTACACGCTCGCTTTCCTCGTAGTCCTTGATATCCGCCAGGCGGATCAGCACTGCATGCAGCAGTGGCTGGCCACGGTTTTGGCCAATGCGCTTGCGGTGCGCGATATGAATCATCTGCTCCACCGGCACCCGCTTGGTGTTCTGCGAGAAGTTGCCAGTCAGGTCCCCCGGGTGACTTTTCAGCAGGTGATACGCGCGCACCCGGCGCCATGCATTGCGCTCGATGCCCTGGACAATGCCTGTCGAATAGTCTGTGTATTCGACAGGCAAATAGTCCGGCTCCAGCAGCTCCAGGGCGAAGGGCACCCCGTGCAAATGCTCATAACCAGGCACTTTGCCCATCAGCTTTTGCGCCAACGCCTCGCCGTCACGTAGCCAGGTGCGGCACACCAGGCGCTCCATCTGCGGCCGTGTCAGCTCACCGGACGCTTCAGGCTTCAGCGACCATTCGCCCCACAGAGACTTGATCGCGGCCGCAAACTCCACATGCACGCTGCCGTCATAACCGAGCGGGATAGGCTCAACAGCGATGCCAGGCCCACCAACGACGCGTTCTTCCAGGCGGTCGAACAGGCCGGTCACAATGTCGTGGTCTTCGTCCAGCTTCCGGCACTGCTCGCGCAATGACTTCAGCGTGCGTTGCAACGAAGCGTCAGCACTGCGCGGCTGTTTTTTCGCTTTGTGCGTGCGGGTAACAGTGGCGGCCTCAAAGGCCATAATCACGTTCCGAGCCCGCAACCGCTCGGCCACCATCCCCGGAAATAGCGGCGCTAAAGCTTTATCCAGCAGGTTCAATCAAACGCCGCCAGGGAATAACCCGGGCGCCCTCCGCGCTGCACCTGGGCCAACCGGCGCTCCCATTCCTGGCGGCCCTTGATGATCGCCGGCAGGTCCGACATGACCACGCGCCGGCCGTTGAAAGTAACGTCCTTGCCGGCCAGCACGTCCGCTTCGGCTTGCAGGTATTTATCCAGCATGTCCTGGGGATTCAAAGCCATGCGTTCGCTCCTGTTTCAATCCAGCCGCCTGCGGCTGGCTGGTGGTCTGGTTGAGGTTGGATCGCCGCCGGGGCCTGCTCAGGCTCCGGTTCGGCGTGCGGGGCTTCTAGCGCCAAGGTTTCGTCCACTTCGTCCGGCTCGTCGTGTTCTTCCAGCACCTCCCAAACACCGGTCGCCGGGTTGAGGGTGGCCAGATACTCAAGGTCGAGGCCGAATTTCTCTTGGCTGATACGTAGCGCTGCCAGGGCGTACACAAAGCAGTCGAGCGCCTCGTTTCGCTTCTTGCTGGCATCCCAGCGAAGCACGCGGCGCCCTCGGGCCATGATCCATTTTTTGGTTTCGCTGGTGAGCTGCTTCAGCTCGTCGCCGTCGCAAATCAGGTCGTCCGCCGGGAAGTGAATCAGCCCGGGTACGGGACGCTCGCCGTCCGGCTGGATTTTGAGGCGGTTGTAAATCACCTCTTTGGCGTTGTCGGTACCGACTTCGGTTAGGTAGGTCTTTGACTTCTTTTCCTTACGCCGTGGGAAGCTGGCAATCGGCTTGCCGTAGGTACTGGCTCCGAAAATCGGAATCACCCAATGCACGCCATGCTTACGACTTTCAGCCCGCACAGCGTCGGAGTGGTGGCCGCCGGAGTCCCAGCACCAACGCTCGACCCGCATCATTGCGCCGCCTAACCGCTTGTACGTGCGGTGCAACTCGCGCCCTACTTTGCGCTTAAGTACCGCGCTGTCCGGGTCGCCGTACAGAATCTTGCGATCAATCAACCACGCTTCTTCGCCAGCCCCCCAACCCCACACCCGCAGTTCGTAACGGTCGTCTTGGGTGTCGATTGAGCCAGTCAGCACCACCACGCGCGGCGGCACCTGCGCGGCGTAAACCTCGCGCCGAGCGTGCAGCAACTCCCAATCGACCTTCTCGGTCTGGTCTTCTTCCCACGTCTCACCCAACGTGGTGTTGGTAAACGTCTTGAGCTTGCCACGGTCCTTACCGGCCTTGACTCGCTCGTCAGCGATCTTTACCCAGGTAGTAAACGTCGAGTAGACCGTCCAGATATGAAACGTGAGACGGCGCGGCGTGCGCATCGGCGCATCGTCCGCTTCAAACCACTCAATGCTGTCGCGCGTCCAAATGCCGGTTTTCTCGCAGATGTAGCGGCCAGAACGTGACGCCTCGATCATTTCATGGTGTTCAAACGTGCAACCGTGACCCGACTCGCACAGATACCAGGCCTTGACGACTTCGCCGCGCTCATCCTTCAGCCACTTGATGCCAAACGATTCATCCGGCCCGCCCCACTTCAGCGTCTGCTCAGTGCGGCAATGCGGGCAACGAATGTGAAAGCGCATCAGGTAGGCTGATTCTTCGGCCGCCCGGGTAATCTGGCAGGTGCCGGCAAGCTTCGGCGTAGAGCCGCGAATAGACTTCGGGTAGGTCGCCCCTTCCAGGCGCTTGTCACCCAAGAACGTCGGCGAGCCTTCGCCGTCGATATCCTCGTCAAAGTTTGACAGCTCGTCATAGCCGACTTCGTCCGGGCTTTTCTCCCGGTAGTTACCGCCGGCCGTACCACCCAGCCACCAAAGCACCTTGCGGTTTTCGAACACTTTGGATTCTTGGGTGTTGTCGCCGTGTTTCTTTCCGCACCAGGGCGCCAACGCCTTGATCACCGGCACGTCACGAATCATCGGATCGACGTGCTTTTTCATGATGTCTTTAGCGTCGTCGTCGGTCGGACTCCACATACAAACGCTGCGTTTCTTGTGTTCGATCTTGTAGGCGATGTTCGCCACAAGCATTTTGGTATAGCCAACCCGCGCCGACTTCAGCAGGTTCAGTTCTTCAATCAGGTCGTTGCCCATTGCGTTGAGCAAGGGCACTTGAAAGGCCTCGGTTGTCCACTTGCCTTCGCCGTAGGACGATTCCGAAGACATATAGAAATACTTGTCGGCCCACTCAACGGCCGTCAGGGGAGCATCTTTCTTAAGGCTTTTCAGCCCGCGCCGGACAGCGTCAACCAGTGGCCTCATCCACGGTGGCGATGTACTCATCTAAAAGCTCCGGTATGCGGTCAGCCAACCCAACAGCAGCGTTACGCGTAACGGCAATTTCGGTTTCGACGGCGTCGAGGTGACGCACGGCAATATCGGGGTGCTTGCGCTTCACGCTTTTAGGAATGGTGTTCAGGGTTGAGGCCAACTGCGCCGACAGGCTGGACAGCGCAAAGATCATGAAACCGACCGGGACAAGCTCCTTATCGCCGATCTTGTTTTTGCGCGCCTGGGCGTCGGCTTGCTCTCGGGTCAAGCGCAGGCGCTCGCAATCAATTTTGTAGCCAATCAGCGGATCGACTTCACTGGCCCCGGGTTGCTGCTTTCCGGTCTGGTGTTGCAGTCGGTTATCCAGCACCGAACGGACGTCATAAAACGACTCTCGGCCGATCTTCGCGACCGCCGGGACGTCCCATTTATCAAAGGCCTGCACTGAAATTCCGAGACTGTCGGCCATGTTCTTCTTGTTCAGCCATCCCGGCTGACGCGTGATGGTGGTGATCTTCGAAGACATAACAACAACCAACCTTTGGAAAAGGGTCATACATAGCGATGAGGCGGGGCCCGAATTACCCCCTTAGGGGGTGGGGTCCGGGAGTACCTTTTGCTTTTTGCCCGGGGGCCGCCTGTCAACCCCAAAAACCAACGAAAACGACGAAAAACGGCACTTTTTCACCCTTTTTCCTCCTTTTCGCTCAAGGTTTGGCCGATGCGATGGCAGCAGCCCAGGCCGCCGAGAACTCGCCGGCGTAGTTGGCTTGCACGATGTTCCCCGCGATCTTGAAGAACGGGAAAATGGTGCGATATCGCGGCGCCGAGTCGCTGAAGACAAAGACAGGCCGAACCGCGTCACCCATGCCCATTGTCTTGCGCTCCCACACGCCCTGGGTTCCGCCAACGTCGCCGGAAAAGAACCGGTGCGCGTTGCCTTTGCGCTTGCTTCGGGCGCTTTCGGTCGCGTTGGCCTGATAGCCTCCAGCCGACTCAGCAGCACCCAGCCCCGACAGGATCTTCAACATCGTGCCGCGCGACACGTTGCCGTACTGGTTCATGAAAGGGGCAGTTGGCACTGCGTACTGGCCGCTGCGCATGATCCCGCGTGCAATCAGCGCCTTCTCAAACCGCTTATGCGGCCGAAGCCCGCCGCTAACGGCTTGCTGTAGGTAGGTGTCGGCCGGAATGCCGGACGCCCATGAATCCTTGAAATAGACCTTGGCGTCTTTGGTCTTGGTGGCCATCGTCACGAACAGGCTGTTAAGCGTGGTCGGAGTCGGCCTATCAAGGCGTTGTTTCATCACCGTGATAGTGCCCTTCTTGACCCGTTGGGCCAGGCGGGTCTTGGTCAGGGCAAGAACAAAGGGGAGGTGCTTATGCTCCAACTCTTGCAGGGCCTTGGTGACAGGGGCCGCATCAAGCGATAGATCCACCTTAAACATGCGACCTCCCATCGAGTAATTGAGCCGGTTACGCCTCCGGCGCCCTGGCTAAAGGGCCGCACTAGATAGGCACATAGGGCCGCTTTCGGGGTCAGCAGCTACTGACGCACTCCGGGCCCGATATTCTCTCGTCGGGCCAAGCGATCCCCAGCGCCGTGGCGCCGTTTTTTTCGAAGGGATTATTCGTCTCTTTACGGCCGAGAAAGCCAAGGGGCTACTTCATGACTGACCGTCCTTCAGGGCCAGCTCTGCACCCGCCAAACAGAAGCCAATCATTGCGAATTCAGAGCGTTCAGCGGCCGCAATAACCTCAGACCTGGCGCGCTCGACCTCAGCTTGAGCTTCTGGCGGAAGTTCACTAACCATGCCTTTCAGCTGGTAATACTCAGCACGCGTACCCATTTAACGGCCCAACCACTCGAAGAAGCCGAACAGATCCAAAGCCTGAAGCGCGACGAGAGACGCCAACGATAGGCCGATAACCCATAGAGGCGGCGGCGCCAGGCAATAATCTGCGCTTAGAACCGCGCTGCATGCATCAACAGGCAAAAGGGGCCGATGATCAATCGACTCAGGGGTATCCAGCGTTACCGCGATGGGATCGACAAAGGTGGCCACCTCATTACGCGCTGCGCTGTAGAAAATCACCGTGCGCTCAACCTCGGAAACCACGCGGGCAGCCGTCACCCGGTGCAGGTTGCCGACTCGATCCACAATACGAAACACGACTTCAGACTCACTCATTTAAACCCCTCGTTATGCGTAACGGCCGACACCTGACAGGCTTCCGACTCTCGACAATCCAAGTTCCCCGCGACGACATAAGCCAGCAGGACCATCCACAACATCAGTACCGGGCGCGGCCTCAACCCAAGTCCGCCTTTTTTTCTGCCCAGCGCTTGCCGAACTGGCGGACATACTCGATGCCGAGGGCACCGACAAAGCCAGACGTGGCCAGAGCCCAGCCATAACTGAAATTGAATTCACGCACCGTCAGGCCGACCGAAAGCACAATCAGCGAGCCAATCGAAGCCTCCAGAAACTTGCGCCAGTTGCTGGTTTCTTTTCCGTCGTACTGAATCCGCAGCCATGCCAGAACGAACGCCAGGCCCATGGCCAAGCCGTTTTCCTTGAGAGCCATCAGCAACAGCACCAAAAATGTCGGATCTTTATCGGGAGGGAGCATGTTAGGCATCTCTGTTTTCTCCCGAAGTCCGGGGGGATAGGCATAAAAAAACCCCCGACCTGTGAGGGCCGAGGGCTGAATGAACTGTGTCGCATGGGCATCGTGGCCGGAACAACACCACAATGCCGTGAAAGATAGGGAAAGCTGCCAACCCTGTCAAGTATTGCGTGTAAATTAACACTAATCGTGTAAAACCCGCGCACTGTCAACCCTTGGATTTTTGGCTGCGCCTCACAGCTCCAGGGCGATCTCCGACCGCGCCAAAAGGCACCGCGACTCTCGCGCCCAAGTGCCCCCGCAGCCCCGTGGCAAAGGCTTCTGACAGTTCTTACACATCCGCCCGTCCAGCTTACCGCGCTGCTTTTCCAACAACCGGTTGTCGTTTCGCAGCAGCGTCAAAAGGTACTCGGTTGCGGTATATGGAATCCCTTTAGAGCCCCGCGCTGCCTGGCCTTCAGCCAACATAGCCCGCTCAGCTGGGCCAATTTTCAGTTCGAACACCTCAACACCGGCCGCTTTTTCGCGTTCGCGCTGCTCCCTTTTGCGTATCGCCTCGGGGCTCAGTTCGTTTTCATCATCGCTGTGACCCGTCACAGCCGGCGCCACGGATTGACCAGGCCCGATGCCCGGCCCCTCACCGATTACCAAAAGTTGATCCGGCATGATCATTTAAAATCCTCTTATATAATTAATTTTGCTTTGGGGCTCTAAGCCAGCCAGCCCGCAGGGTCCAGCGCAGTGGGCTTAACGGCGCGTCTTGCTCCTGTCTTGTCCTGCAACGCGTCAAAACCCTGCGCGTTGAGCCATTCGTGCCAGCGCTCCAGGGCATCGCGCTTAATGTCCTCGCCTCGGTCTTGAAAGTAGGTCGCCTCCAGATCGCTCAAGGAATGGTTGAGCAACAGCTTGACCACCAGGCTATCCACGCGAAACTTGGCCCAGCAGGTCCGCGCCAGTTTGCGCAGGTCGTGACTGGTCCAATCGCCGGCACCGTAGCGAGTGAAGACGGCGAACGCCTGACTACGGGACATGGGCCGGCCGGCACGCGTACTGGATGGGAACAGGTAGGCCCCGTCATACCCCCGCGCCTTCTGGCTTTCTCGGTACCGATCAAGAAAGGCCACGGCCGCCGGTGTCAGCGGTAGTAGGTGGTCGCGTTTCGACTTGGTATCAGCCCCAGGAATAAACCACTCCCCTTCCTGCAGGTGGACGTTCTTCCATTTGGCCAGGCGGGTTTCAGTGATGCGCGTACCATGGGCCAGCATCAGCATCATTAAGGCTATGCCCGCTGGATCAGCCTGGAACGCCTCAGCCCAATCAGCCAGCAGATCCACCACGACGACATGACGAAGGCGCGCACCCTTGGGCCGGATCTTGACCTTGGTGAAGTTGCCGAAGGTCACACCGGCCATGGGGTTGACGGTGATTTTCTTCAGGACCAAAGCCCGCGCAAACACCACCTTCAATACGTCCAGGGCTGACTTGGCATAACCCAGGCTGTATTCCTCTTGCATATGCCAAACCAAATGGCGGTCGAGCGTATCGCGGTTGAGTTTGCACAGCGCCAGTTCGTCCAGGGCGGGCAGCAACTGGCGATTGATTACCGACATCGAGGACGCCCGGCGATCCTTGGATAACCCCCTATCAGCCTTTAGGCGGTCGACGTACCAGCGCAGCACCTGGCCAACAGACTCCCAGCCATCCACGGTGGCCACGGCCGCCGGATCAGCCATTAACCGCGTCATCACCACCGGCACGCTCTCAAGCATCAGCTTGGCCGGCACTTCGGGCCAGTTCGCCGCTTTCCTCCACTTGCCGCCCTTGTCATAGCGGATCAGGTACCAGCTGCCCTTACTACGGTCGTTACGGTAACGAAAGCGCAGCGGGTGCCGTGGGTCGTTCAGCTCGCCTATGGAAAGGTCGGCCGCATGCCTCTTAATAGCGGAATCGGAGAGCGGGGCAGTGAGGGTTTTAGCCATGGTGCGGGCCTCAGTAGCGCGCGACGTGGTGCCAGCGCGCGCGTATCGTCTTTTTTCAGGCAAAGCACGGCCGTAGTAGGGCAATGCCTTGCAAAATTTGGGTGTGGTTGACGTGGTACCGAACAGCGGACGCGTTGCGCGCCCTGGAGCTATTGCACGGGTAAGCTGGAGTACCACCAGCGCGTGGCGTGGACGGTTAAGGGCTTTGCGAACATCAGGCAATGCACCCCGGGCGCACCCCAGCCCCCGGCGAACTGGAAACCGTCCAGATCCACCCGGGCGCCGATCCTTTCACGCTCGCCCACTTGCAGCTCAGCCGGCAGCGGACCGCGCACAACCTCTACATGGATCGCAAAGCCCAGGGCGGCACCCACGGCATAAGGATCAACCCCGTGGAACCCTGCAAAAAGCGGATGAATGTCCATCATGTCCCCAGCGCTGTTTCAATGATTGTTTTGGCTTCGGCCAGCCGGCGGCGGTAGGTGCGTAAACTGATACCCAGGGCCAACGCCTTTTCAAATTGACCCATGCCGCGCGGGTCGTAATCGGCAATACGGCGCCGGCTCGCCACCTGCCACCAGGCCGCGCAACACTCAAGGCGCAACACGTCAGCGCGCATTGGGTCGGCCGCAAACATCCTCATCACCGCCGCCTCTACCACCACTTCCAGGCTGTCAGCGGGACCACCAGAGGCACCGCCACTGCCGCCAAAGATCAATTCGCCCTTATTGTCGATCAGCTTGGCCAGCATCGTTTTACCGGTCCCCCGCTGGGCGTCTGGTACAGACCAGCGCGCCCATAATTCCAGGGCGCCGGCTACGTCGCGCTTTGCCATGCCTCCCCCTTTAGCCCCCGAACTCAGGCGCTATTTTGTATCCGTTACGGTGACCCTGTTTGCAGGCCGGGAATTTGAGCCCACTGGTGCAAATCATCTGCCCCAGGATGCAATCGGAGCGCACACAGGCCCCACAGCCGAGCGAGCGCATTTGTTGCGCTTCGACAATCTTTGCGGGGTCGCCATACGCATAACCGGGCAGCGCCCGGCTTGCCGACCTAGTCACGGGCCAGCTCCTTCAGGGCGGCACGCACCGTGGGGTTATTGGCCAGGCCCGACAGGCGCACCAGGATCAGCTCAGACAGGGCTTCCAGCGGCTCACGCACATGACGGAAACCCGCCTGGCCGTCCGTGACCATCACGTCGCCCAGGCGAATGCTGACGGAACCGGAAGGGCGGCTATAGAGGTGCCAGATCACGCCGCCACGGGCGCGGACCTCCTGCGCCTCCTGCTCAGTCAGGCAATGCGTGATAACCATGCCCTCGACCGGCGGCGGCACGTCCGAAGGCTCGTCAGCGCCGCCCAGGAAGTTGCGCAGCACCTCAAGACGGCGAAGGCCGTAGTCAGCGCTCGGCGTCGCCTGGGCATAGGCGGCAAATTGGCCTTTGCCCGAAGTGACAAGACGGTCAGCAATGTCGACACGCTCGCTTGGTGTGCCGCCAGATAATGCAATCAGTAACAAGGAATTCCCCTTTGACGCGCCTTCAGCGGCGGGCCAGTTCTAATTTTTCTTTTCGCACAGTCATCAAAAGGGAATGCAGGCAAGCCGGAGCGAACCCCCTACCCGCCTTAACTGCCAGCTCTATGGCGGCATTCATTTCTTCAATCGTCACGTTCGTGGCACACCAGCGCCGGAACAAAGCCTGATTATCGGGGTCTGTTCCGTGCTGGTCCGGCATGCTCAGCTCAGACGTAAACCAGGCGCACCACTGCTCAGCGGTTTTCGGCATGTCGAGCGCCGGCAAGAAGTCCGCAAAGTCCGTCAGCGTTACGCGTAACGGCGCGCCAGGTTCTTCGCCGCGCGCTTGGGAAAGCCAGCCGTCACTGCTCAAGTAATCCAGCAGCACCGAGGCGTTGAGCGGGCCGGCTTGCAACGCGTCGGCCCACTCGCTAACGGGTAGCTCGATCACACCCTTGTCGCGCAACGGACTGGCAGCGAACAGCTCCAACAGCTTGATCAGGCGGGCAAAGCCCGCCAGGCCAAAGCGCTGCTCAACCTTCAGCACGACAGGGCGAGCGGAGAAGCCCGCAGGCAAGTTAACTGCCGGCATTGGCCGCATCCGGGAACAGTTTTTTTGCAAACGGGGTGTAGATGCCGTTCCAGTCCACCAGCCCCTTGGACTTGAGAACGATGTTTGTGCCGGCAGCAAATGACGGCACGCGCTCCTGGCGGTACCAGGACGACACGGTGCGTGTCTTTTCGCCAAGCAGACTGGCGACGGCACACAGACCAGCCTGGCCTAACTTGCCTTCTGACCCGGCGGCGCCGACGATTTCAATCCACTTGTTTAGTTCCACGAATAGACACCAATTTACACGATTGGTGTAAGTCTATTTCGACTCTATCCCATTTCTCAAGCTTTTTTTGCCGTTATCTCCACGTAAAGTGTATATTTCCTCCGATAGAAGCTAGTATTAAACAATTGCCAAGGCGTGAAACCTCACGGCGCCCTTTGAGAGATTGCGCATGTCTGATTTGATAACAGTTGTGTCCCAGCGGCTTAAAGATTGTCGCCAGGCCACGGGCTGGACCCTTGAGGAAACAGCCAAGCGGCTGACTGACTTATCGGGCAAGCCCATGACTTATTCCCGCTATTCAAACTGGGAACTCGGGCTGCGCATGCCGCCAACTGACCAAGTTGTGTTGCTTGCCAAGCTGTTCGGCAAGACGCCGGCATGGCTTCAGGGCTACACCGACAACGACAGTTTGAGTGCGGTAACATCCAACTACGTGACAGCCAACCCACCGAATATCTCGACAAAAAACGGCCTACTGATCCTCCCGCAAGTCACTGATAACACGGCCTTCAGCCTGGGCTACATTGAAAGCCGCGGACTGAATCGCAACAAGCTGCTTTGCATTAAGCAGATAGATAGCAGCATGGCACCGCTTATTGCTGAAGGCGCTGAAGTGCTGCTAGACGGTGATCAAGTCACCGTAAGGGGGGCCGATTTGTTCGGCATCGTAGTGGCGGGTACAGTCTGGATTCGCTGGATATGCCCCGAACTTGATAACACCTTTACCCTCAAGGCTTCAGACACCCAACAATACCCTGATAGCAAAATGACACGTCAAGAGCTGGACCAGCTGGATATAGTGGGCCGCGTGGTGCGCATATCCCACGACCGGTAGTAAAACAGCCCTTGGTAAGAGGGCTTTTTTATTGCTGCAATTTACACTTTACGTGTAACATGCCACGCAATTCAGGAACGACAGGTTACTCCCATGCAAGGCAGCGCAGTTTCCCCCCTACAAGATCAACCACCGGCGTATAAAAGTGGCGCGCTCGGCTCCCAGCAGCGGCGCGTTGTGGCCATGAAAGAAGTGTATTCCCTCACCGGAAGCATGCAGAAAATGGCTTTGTATTCGATTGATCAGAATCACGTCACCATTGAAACCATGGAAGAAATGGCCGACCTACTCGGCCTTCTACGTCGCCAGCTGGCCGCCCTCCAGCTTGACCTGTCCAGTCACTGAACACAGCCCTCCCCTTTCGCAAGGACGCGCCCCCCATGAATGCCTGTGTTCAAATCCACGGCGACGAAGTGATCGGCTATCCTGGCCAGAACCTGACAGATAGAGAGCTGTTCGTTCTGGTCAAAACAGCCGAGGGCTTTCCTACTCCGACCATTGCTGAAGAATTGCAGCTTGACGACATTGGCATGCGAATGGTCGAGCGCAACATTCTGAGTAAGCTTGGCGCCAAGAACAAAGCACACATGATCACGCGCGGCTTCACGCTGGGCGTACTGGTCCCCCAGGCGCTGTGCCTCATGCTGTGCGTGATTGCCGTCTTGGAAGTCGACACCGATATGAACCGCACCCGCTCCCAGCGCCGTAGCCGCACCCTTACCGAAAACTCGCGCAGCGTGCGCACTTCCCCGGCCTCGGCCGGCGGCCCTCCCTCACGCCAAACCCTTTACGTCTGAACGATTCGTTAATTCGTTATTTCGTTAAATCGTTATTTCCTTGATCCTTGCCGTAAGCCGACCTATACTCGGCTCACGTTAACGAATTAACGAAATGACGAATTAACGCATATAAGGATTCTCCCCGTGGCACTACGCATTGGCTTTGCATCACAGAAGGGTGGCCCTGGCAAATCCACCGACGCACGCGGCACCGCCGTGGGACTTGCGCAGAATGGATGGGCAGTAAAAATTGCTGACTTCGACCTAAACCAGTCCACCAGCGCGCTCTGGAACGTACGCCGAATGAAGCGCGGCCACTCACCAGAAATTTCAGTCGAACAGTTCGGCGGCGTGGCTCAAGCTCTGGCGAAGTCCGGCGACTATGACGCCATCATTTTTGACGGCGCGCCGCGTGCAAGCAAGGACACGGCCGCGATGGCTGAAGCCTGCGATTTGCTGGTTATCCCTACCGGCTTATCCCTGGACGATCTTGAGCCCGCTGTATCGCTGGCAGATGCCCTGCATTTTAAACATGCCATTCCGGTTGAACGTATTGCCTTCGCCCTTAATCAAGTAGGTGACAGCCAGGCGGAACTGGATGAAGCCCGCGAATATTTGGCCGGCAAGCCTTACCACGTTTTGGATGGCCACCTACCTAAAAAGGTCAGCTACAGCCGCGCTATGGATGTAGGCCTATCAGTTATCGAGGTGTCCCACAAAGGCCTTCGCATCCAGGCTGAACAGCTAATAAGCGCGATCATCGCGCGCGCAACTGCGCTACAATCCAAATAACGAATTGACGAATTAACGAATTAAAGGAAGGCCAAACATGACTGTTGCCGCGCCAAAACCACCCCGCAGAACATCCACGAAGGGCACCGCTCCAGCAGCACCACAAGCCGCCGAAGCGGCCTTGAAAGCTGGACACACACACCAGGCAGGCCCGGAAGATTTGGTAACAGCCAACTTCAAGGTCGACGCGCAATTCAAGCACGAAGTGAAGATGTTCGCCGCCATGCACAAGATGAGCATGGTCGACGTATTCCGCCAGGGCTTCGCCTTACTCAAGGCATCCAAAGGCGGATAGCCCCGCCAGTACAAATACCAAGCCCCGCACCTGGCGGGGCTTTTTTATGCCGGCAAGTCGGGTGACACTGATCACCCAATCACCACCCCAGGGCCTGGCCATGCAAGTGACGATAGACCTCACCCCGTTTGAACTGGAGACCCTGCGCGACTTCCGCCGCTTGCACGCGGAATACCAGCGCACCACGTCCAGCACGCCCGAACTGGAGCTGGGCAAGCTCTACAGCGCGCTCAGCACCTCGGCGCAGATCCTGGCCGAATCCCTGGATAAAGCGGCGCACAAACAGGGCGTGTGACCGGTCACGACTCCACCGCAAACAAACGAATCCCGAGGCTGTCAGTGAACCGAACCAGGGTATCCAGGCTGGCCCAGGTGCGCACGGGCTCCCGCTGGGAGCGTACCGGTATCCACTTGGACCCAGGGCCGCCCAGGCGCACCCACAGCGCCCAGCGCTCACCCTCGCGGCACACTTTGCACTCACGCACCGACCCGCTGGCCACCAGGGGCCGCAAGGTCGTTTCGTGGAACCCTTCACGCATTCGCTCGCCTCATTCATTCAAACCGCGCCAGTAGCCCGCTGTAGCCCGGCGCGATGATACAGCCAGGCTCCCGCATCGAGCCCAACAACGCGCGCAGGGTACCAAGTGGCCGGCCGTCGAGCGACTCCCATTCACGGTCAAGATGGGTTGCGCTGGCCAGCCACACCTCACCCCGCCCACTTAATGCTCCGGCCCGGGCCAGGGCCAGCTCCAGGGCCTGCTCAGGCGAATAGGCCGCCACACATACGCTATCACCGCACCAATACACTGCCAGGCCTTCACCACGGCAAGGCTGGAGCGGGGGAAGGTTTAAGGTAATGACCCGGATTGCAGCCCCCTCGACAGCGGCCGTCATCGCGTTACTCATAACGCACCCGCCGCGCTCGCATCGGCCAGCCCAAAGTAATCAGCGCTCCACATCCCTTTCCTTGACCGCCAGCCCGGTACAAGCCGTCGACGGGCCATCCGCTGCGCCTCGATCAATTGGCGGTGCAGTTCCTCCACCTGGGCGGGCCTCAGTCCCCACGCGGCCACCTTGGCCAGCAGGCCCTCGACAAACCAGGCGCGGACCTGGACCCGAAACAAGTCATCGAGCGCGGCGAACTTCTCCAGCTCGTTGACGATACCCGCCACCCAACGCGGCGGCCCGTCGTCCTGGGGCAGCGCAGCCCAGGCACCTTGGCTCACGCGGTAGATGCGGTGGGAATACACAGGCCCACCCCGGTTATGCCCGGCCGCCACCAGGCGCCCCCAGTGGCCACGTACCACGCCTTTTTCTTCCAGCTCCACCAGTAGCCAGCGCGCACGTTGCAGGCCCACGCCAAACCGGCGCATCAACGCCCCGGGGCCGGTAAACGGCCGCGCGGCAACAAACCGGGCGGCCGCGCTCAACAGCGAATCGGGAGCACTGGTCATTGTTCGTAGCCCGCCAGATAGCCAGGCTCGGCCGTGGTCAGCATCTGGCGCAACGTGGTAGGCCCGGTGTCGCTGGTCAAGGGTTCGTCCAGGGTCACGTCGAGGACGGGCATAACATCATCCAGGGTATAGCCGTGCATTGGGGCCGCCATGGCGTTGGCAAAGGCCAGGGCCTGGGCTTCGTCCTGGGCGGCGTACACATCGTAATCGGACACCCAAAAAGCGCGCAGCGCACCGGTGCTTTCGTTGACCTGGCTCATTCGTCGTCCTCGTCTTCGCGCAGCTCGATGGAATCGCCACCGGCCTCGATGATGGCCATCGCGGCCGCGTCGAACAGGTGATGCAACGGCGTGGCGCCCTGCTCGTCTTCGTCCAGCAGCTGGGCGGCAACTTCAGTCATCAGCAAGTCGTGATCAATCACGAACGCCAACGGCTGGCCATCGCCGCTCACCGGCCAGTTATCGCCCATGGCCACGGAATGGGCCAGCGTGCTCTTGTGGATGCGGATTACCAGCTCGTCACCTTCGACAGCGGCAGTGGGCAGGATCAGTGCAGGGGTAGTCATCGGGTGAATCTCCTTTCTTACAGTGGTGGTGACGCGTCACACCGCGTCGGTTTCGGTGGCGGCGCGCGGCTCGACCATGCGCGCATTGACCACATCGGCCAGCCTATCCGCGCTGAACATGGCCAGCGTCTCAGCGCAGGTGTCGCAGCCGAGGTAAAACATGCACTCCACGTCGTTGGTATTGAGCCGGCCTTGCTGGACGCTGGAGCGGTTGACGATAGAGGTTGCCCAGGTCAGGGCATGGCCACCGCAGTGCCGGCAATGGGTGATCGTGAAGGCCTTGGCGGTATTGGCGACGGCGCTGGTCATGGCGTCCTTTTCCTTTGCAAGTAAGTGGCGGGCTTCGCCTAAAATCACTTTACATAAAAGTGATACGTCACTTTACCTATAAATGATTATCTTGGGCACAAAAAAAGGCCCCCAGTCGGCTATCAAGCGACGGGGGGCATTTAACATATAAGGCGTTATTGGTAACGCGGGGGGATCACTCGCCCGCGATCAGTGGTTGCAACTCGCGCTCCAGCCCCTGGGCCATTTCTTCGGCCTCGCTCAGAAAGCACTTGATACTGTAGTTCGCGGCCTGGGCGAACGTCATAGCGCCCTCTTGCAGAAGCTCCAACCCAAGCGGGTCGCTACCGGTCCGCTCTTGAAACGCTTTGAACCAGGCGCGCTGCTTGGCGGTGATGGTCGCAGTTGTGCTTGTGTTCGGCATGGCGAGGGTTCCTTTCTATTCGTTATGGGTAACGCGGGGTCACTCGCCAGGCACCGGCCAGCGGCTTTTGCAGCCCGGGCGCTGGCATCGCTGGATCATGGCCACACGCTCGGCTTCCAAGGGCTCACACAGCAGCATGGGCGCACCGCAGGCTGGGCGCTCGTCCTGGGCGACAACGTGATAACGCTTTGGCGTGCGCGTGTTCGGATTGGCGTACCAATTAGCGTCACGCAGGGCGGCCATCACGGGCTTGGGCATGGCTGGGAATCCTTTTCAGTGACAGTGACTGTTCGTGACTTCGGGCGAAGCTTCCAGGCGGCGACCTTGGCCGGAAAAAACCAACGGGCCGCCATTCTCGGGGCCAGCACCTCATGCAACTTTCTATCGGCCATAAACCGGTCCGCCTCCGCGTTGAACTCCCGCCAAGGGTCGGCAGGATTGCCCAGCACCAGGGGCGAGCCGTCCGCATGAAACACCCGGCCGTAGCAGGCAGAGCAATAGCGGCCTAAGTCGGCAGGCGCAGCCGTACAGTAGAGACAGGCAGCCATAAAACACCCTCAACGCGGACTAATGCCGGCCTCATCCAAAGCGCGCTGTAACTTGGCCAGCGCCTCCATCATCAAATGGGCCTCCGCCATGTCCGTCGCATTTGTGCGGCAGTCACTAAAGCCAAGGCGCTTAACCAACTGGGCCAGGGCCCAGGCTTCGTCCTCATCCAAGTTACGGCCCGCATGCTCTGTGTCGCTGGCACCCGGCGCTATACGCGTCGCCGTCAGGTTCAAATAGGGTTTGCCGCTCATGTTTGATGCTCCTTTTTTATCAGGGTTTTCATCCTGCAGGATGATCAGTCATCCGCCGGCCGCTGCAATGCCGCCTGGACATCGGCGTCGGCCAGCAGCTGGTGCAGCTGATCGGCACGCATGGCCATCTGTGCAGCGTCCAGGCGCATCTGTGCCACAGCGTCGTGCACGTCCACCGGCTGGCCTTTCAACAAGTCGCCATAGCCTTCTTGGTCCAGGGTGTCGCTGACCTGGGCATAGGTGGCGGCCTGGGCCGGGGTCAGAACGGGCATAGGCCGAACCTACCGCTGAACCGGCTTGGATAAACACGCCAGGCGCGTCTTTCCCGTGTCGTTTGGCTTCGCGCAGTATTCAGCTCGCGCGGCGTTCCGGGCCCCGTTATCCAGATAGACGAACAAGGCAAAGCCGAAGAAAGCCAGAACGCAAAGCCACACAAAGAAGTCACCACGACGGGTAGCGGGCAGTTTTTTTACAGCGGTATTCATGGTTGCAGATCCTTGCGGTTCAATTCTTCCGTTATTTGCGCTTCGACACCCCACTGATAAGCGGCATCAGCGCTTTCCAGCAGCTCAGCCAATTCCGCGTCATCGATCACGCCCTGGGCGCGCAACGCTTCGGCCAGTTCGATCAGGGCGTGTTGGTGCCCTTCTGGCGATTTGACCAGGGCGGCCCCATCGTCATAGAGCGCCTGCCACTGCGCCTTTGTTACTGCTTGCTCGCGATTGCCCATAAGGACTACTCCTTGCAGATCGTTACGCGTAACGCCGGACGCTAGGCCGCTTCCAGCACCAGCGATATACGCCGGCCCAACAGGCCCAGCGCGCGCTCCACCTGTTCGATTTTCGAGGCGTGCAGGAAGTCCACCAGCCTCTCCGCAACCTGCCGAGAGACACCCATGCGGCGGGCCAGCTCGGCGCGGTTGACGCCTTCATCCACCATGGCGTTCCACAACATGATTTTTGCCACGGTCAGCGCTGGCAAGCGCAGCACCAACGCCGGGTCAGCGGGAGCCGAGGCGCGCGGTATCGCGCGGCGCTGCTCGACGTACAGCGACAGGGCCGACTCAAAACCGTCCAGGGCCTCGGCAAAGGCTTCGCCCAGGGTATCGCCGGACGCGTTCATTTCCGGAATATCAGGGCACGACAGCCACACACCGGTGGCTTCTTGGTGCAACTCCAACGGGTACTGATACATACGGCTCACCTTCAAAGGGTACAGCTAAGCCTCAATCCTTGAGGCCCAGCTGTTTGATAATGGTTTTGCGCAACCCTTCATGCATTTCCTTGCTGCCGTGGTCCGCAAAGATGGTCGATTTGCCATTCAAGTAAACCTTGAAGTGACTGCCCTTGGCGCTCTTGAACTCCACGCCCTGGGCCAACAACCAACGCCGAAACTCGCTGCACTTCATTGCTTCAGTCCTTGCCCGTTTCGGTAGAGCCATTATGCAGCACTTCTGCTGCATATGCATCACTTATGTTGCCTTTTTTATTCACCTGGCTGCTTGCGGTAGTCGGTCGACAGACCAGCCGCGCGCAAGCGGTCCTCCCAGGTCTTGATAGCGCTGTGCGCCTTGTTGCGCTCGCTTTCCAATAGCTGGTTTTCTCGCTCCAGCGCTGCCACTTTCAACCGCAAAGCGTCGCCGTCCAGGGCGGTTTTATTCAACTCGCTTGGCGCAGAAACAGGTGCACCAACCTCCGCAGCAATCTCATTCAGCGCTGCTTTCAGGCGCGCGATTTCCGCGCGATCAGCGGCCCGATCCTTGAACAGCTGGACGTTTTGCTTTCGCTCATCCTCGTAGTGTTTCCAGCCGCGCTTAGCCTCTTTATCCCGGTGTTTGTTACCGTTAATAATTCCCTGATCCTGATCAAGCTTGGCCTTAAGGTCTTCGGTCCAGAAGGGGCAGCCTTGGAACATCTTTTCTAGGCTCTCCAAAACGTGCGGTGATTTCAGGTGATCGAGGTCAGCCCGGGCCGTGAAAAACACACTGAATGCCCATAGGATCAGCGAGTCCTCATCCCGGGTCAGCTGCACGGTGCGCGTCCAGCTATGCGGATCATCAGCAGACACGATTACTTGGCCTGCAACTGGCTCCCCTGCGCGCAACGCTCGGTTTTCAATCTCAAGGCGGGTGACTCTCTCGCGCTGATACTTCAACTCATCGTGCAAGAACCCAGCAGGACGGCGGGTGCTGCGCTCAGGCTCGGCCAAATAACGGCCGTCATCGCCTTCTGGCCACAGCTTATTCAGCAGCGCATCAAAACCAGGCTTTTTGCTGATCGCCCAGTCCTTCGGCCGGTGAAACAGATCCTCATGGGCCAGCACACCCAGGCTCAATATCATCCGATCTTCTTGAGTCAGCGGAATGAGCTTAAGGCCTTCGGTCTGCGCGCGCTCCTTGAGGCGCTGTCGGTGCAGCTGCTGCCGCTTGGCGTTGCTCAGAGGCACCTTCGCGGCCGGCTCAGGCAATTGCGGCTCACCCGACAGCGGCATATTCAATTGGCCGTTACGCGTAACACCTTGCAACGCCGGCACAAGCCAGCCCGGTACCGAAACCTTAGCGCGCTCACCCTCACGGATAACCTTGGGCTTGAACTCCCCCTGTAGCAAATGCTCCACAAGTTCGCGCACGGCCAGGCCCAAAGAGCGCCCGACATGCTTGTTAGGGTGCAGGAACTGGCTCAAGTATCCGGTTTCGCTGATGAATTTGGCCGAAGCATCAATAGCGTGGAAGCTCAAGTTGTGGATGCCGTTAATGCCCCAGGGGCTGACCTCAACACGTAACCGCATGCCATCGACCTCAAGCAAATACTCACCAGCCTGGCCCCAGCCTGGCACCACACCCGCCGGCGCCGCCAACAGCTTGAGCAACTGGCCGCCTGCGCCGTCTTCTGTGCCACTGCCCATGAAGGTGTCGCCGTGCAGCCGATAGACCACGGCACGATACCGAAGAGCTGACGTTTCGATATCCCGGGCACTAGCGGCGGTCATTGCGTCATTGAACAAGGCCAACATGTCGCGGGCCAGCTGCTCCAACTCGCCACGCTCAGCCGGCAAAAACTCAAGGGTCTTGAGGAACAGCGGCTGCTGCTCCAGCGGCAAATCATCGGCGGGCAGTTTCTTCTTAGCCATCGCGGGCACTCCATCAAGCGCCCCAACCTTTCGGCCGGGGCTTCTTCCTTAGATATGGGTATCGAGCCCGGTCAAGTGGGTGAAGGCCCGTTGCAGATCCTCGGCGTAAATCATGCTTTCGCGGGCCTTTTCCTTGAAGTCCAGGCGCGCCCAACGACCGGCGATCACGTCATAGGTGTCCAGGGCGTTCAGCTCTACGCGGATCATGTTCACGCCGTCTTTGGCGAAGTTGGCAGGCAACTTGAATTGCAGGCCTTGGGCGGTGGCCACCAGCTCACGGGCGCCGGTCATCACCAAAAAGCGCCGAGCGCCGAGCTGATTAAGGATCGTATCAGCGACTTGCTGGGCGTTGGTCAGGGGTTTGGTTTGGATCATCGGGTCAGCTCCGGTAGGGCGGCCATGGGTGAATCCCCGGCCTTGGAGCTGACTTTAAATTGGTTTCGTTAATTCGTCAATTCGTTATTTCGTTATTTCGTTATCTGCTCGCTTTGGCGCCTCGGCCAAACCCGCGTAAATGCTCAGCAATCGCCATACCGCGTAGGGCATATCGGCCTTTTCAGCACTTGCCCACTTACGAATCTTCCGGGAGTCGACCCCCACTAACATGCCGGCCTCACTCCCGGACAAACCCGCAACCCTCAGCAGCTCGCGAAATTCTGCCGCCGTTGGTGCCGTCCAGTCAGGTGCGTACGGTTCGAATAGACCGGGGCGATCAAGCGCCAATTCCTGGCGCACCTGATCAGCAGTCATCGAGCGCGGCGGATCGCCTGGCACTACCAGTTGCGCCGCATCGAGACGCAGAGCCGCGCGCATGGCCTCTAAAAAATCCGGCACATCTATTTCCGTGCGTGACCCGTCACGCAGTAGCAACGCAAACATCCATCAGCCTCCAATGCTAAACCGCCGGCAGTGCCGGCGGTTTTTCGTTATTTCGTTAAATCGTCATTTCGTTACTTTCTCAGGACACCGCCGCACCTTAACGGAAACGCCGGCATTCCAGCACGTCCAACCGGACGGCGAAGCGAGCAACCCCACGCGGCCATAATCCTCGCACAAAAAATAGCCCTGGGCTTCCAGCCAGATACCTATGTCTATCAGTTGCGACCTGTCTATAACAGACCTCTTGCGAAACTCTGGTACCGCCAGCAACAGGCAGTCGCGTTGCGTGCCGCCGGCGATGCGCGCGTTAAGTTGGATCGCGTAACGGTCAAAAAATGCCGCCTTCAAAGCCACAACATGCGGTTCTTGCTTGGTCATCGGTTTATTCCCGGATAGCGGCCTTGGCGTGATGCCCGGCCTTGGAGCGAACCTTATTTCTATTTCGTTAATTCGTCAATTCGTTATTTCGTTACTAGGGCAAATTCACCTGCCCGGGCGACTGCTCGCCCACCGAACCCGCCTGCCATCGGCTGGGAGGGCGCGCACCGCCCGCGCGCCCAAGCCATTCGGCTTCGCCTGAAACGTCTGTAACAGGCGCTGACGCGCTGGCAGGCCTACAAAGCTCGGGAGGGAACCCCCCTCACTGATCACTGGAGCGCTTGCGCGACCGACTGGGCGTAGCCGGCGCGTGAAGGAGCGAAGGGACGTTGCAGGGCGTAGGGGTGTGAACCCTGGGTAAAACGTCCCACAGCGACTGGAAGGCGCCTCGCTGACGGAACGGCGGCACTGCTGCCGCAGAGGGGTGTACTTGCCCCGCGCCTCCAGGCGCGAAGTGGGCAGGCATTCTTATTCCGTCAGTCCGTCATGCACAGTTGGCACGGTTGTTGAGCTTTAAAGCGGATCTTTAAAAGCCCTTCGGTACCAGTAGGCACCTAATCTTGCAGATATTTATAAGCCCTACAGAGGCCCGGCCGGGCTGACGACTTTTTCAGCCGGCCGCGATGCTTTGAAGGTGCGTAAATGGGGTGTGACGGGGGGGAGGGAGTAGCGTTGTAGGCGCCCGGAAGGGCTTTGGCGGGGTGCAGACGTGCGAAGGCACCGCCGGGTAGCGGTGCGCGTAAAGGGGGTCTAGGGGAGACTGTCGGGGTGTATGGCGAAGTGCGGGTATTGTTTCGCAAATGCCTGGGCGCGCTCACGGGCGCCGAGTTGAGGATTAGCCTGCACAAACTCAACGTAGGCACCGGTCCAGGCGCGTTTGTACTCGACCTTATCGACCTGTTGCTTTTGCTGCTGCGCACGCCTGGCTGCACGCTGGGCCCCCTCATGGGAGTCCTTGCGGACCTTGGCGGCCGCTTGCTCTTTGGTGTAGGCGGCTTTCTGATTATTCTGGGCCACGCCCAGGACAGTACGACGCTCTACACGCTTGCGCGTCTGTGCTTCGGCCAGCTCATGCCCCAGGCCGAGGTCGATAAAGAAACGGCGGCGTACATGCAGCGTTACGCGCGTTATCCATTTCGTCCCTTTGTGGAAAATCCGCCGGAACTTGCGGCGCACGTAGCCCGCGCGCTCCAGATCGCTCAGCAGACGCGATAGCGTCCACTCACGAACGCCGGAATCCTCGCACAGCTTGCGCTGGCGGTTAACGTGCATCTTGCCATTCTTGTCCAGCCAACCGACCACCAGTTGCGCCAGGTCGAGCCGCGCGCACAGTGGCCCAATCAGCTCGGCCAAGGCGTCCCATCGTTGCTGGTAGGTGCGGGAATCGTTGATATCGTCGAAGCGGCGCAGGAATTTTCCCTCGCGCTTGTCGGCTTCTTCGTGAACGCGGGCAATGGTCTTATTGAACAGGCCGCCAAACATGCGCCCCTGGTCAGGCGTGACGCCTGTTTGCCGGCGCTGCTGACCTGTACGGTCGCGCAACGGCAGCTTTTTACGCTTGGGCAGAAGTTCGGGGATATCGGACAGGCCGGCATAAGCCGCGGCCTCTACAGAGCCTGGCAGAATTTGGCTAAATGACCTCACAGGGCACCGCCAGCAGCCGGATACCGGCGCAGGGCGCAGGCCAGGGGCTGCAAATCTATGCGCCCCCGCACAATGCCGGGACGGCCTTCTAATGAGGCTTCGCCAATCATCCAAACTTCCCTAGTTGCTAGGGCTTGCTTATGCGGTGATCAGCTAATAGACTTCTACCTGCCCGGTAGTGAAGCCTTATTGTGCTGATTACCAGAAGCCCCCGTCCCGCCAAGGTCGGGGGTTTTCTTTTTTAAGCCTGCCTAAAAATTTCTAATTCTTCGTAACTGCTGTGCCCCGCAGGGCTGACGGCGCTCAGAATAACGCGCCAATCTTTAGTCGTCCACAATTAGTGTAAATTTACACTTTCCTCAGCGAAACAATAGCCTGCCGCAACATCTCCAGTTGCAGCGCTTCCCCTGGGTGCGCTGTGTCGTCGTTGGCTTTCTGTATGCACAACAACTCTATGTAGCAATTAATCGCGTCGATAGTAGACGCTTGGTCACTTTTGATCAAAGGGTTTGCAGAGGGTGTGTTCGACATAGGGGCTCCTTCCTACAGCAGTCATTCAAGTGCGAGTGCGACGATTCCGTACAGGATCGTATAATACTGGTTATTTAAACAGTAGTGGCGATGCAATGGCCAGCGGCGCGGGCACTTTACCCGAGCCTGGCCGATGCCTGGCCAACCCTCCGTCGGATTAGCGACGAACCTACCGCCCAGGCGGCACAGATCCCGTGGCCAGGACTTCGCGGACCCAACCTTGGCAGGCGGCGAGCGCCGTCAATCCATCGTCGCCGTCTCCGGTGATGCGGATAATTCTTTGAGCATGCGCGGGGTCAAGTTCGGCTCGCGCGGCTCCATGATCCAGGCCGCCGGCGCCGGTGGCGGTCGACATTCTGGCGCTGCCGGTACGAACGGTTCCGGCGGTAAGGAGGACTGACAGCCGCAAATCAGTAGTGGCAAGGCGATCAAGCACAAGCTGGCGAGCTTTCTTCGCATCAGTGAGTTCCTTGTAGTGGGTTGTTTCGGCGGCCTTCAGACGGCCTTCTAAGGCCAAGCGCTGGTCCTGTTCGCGCTTGAGCTGCGCGGCCGTCGCTGCCGCAATGCCTTGGGCCTTCTCGGCGGCCTTGGTTTCTTGCTTGGCGAGCGCGTTACCGTAACGCCAATCCTGCACCGTCCAGGCGCCCCAGGCACCGGCACCGGCGATCAACAGAACGGCCAGCACAGACGCCCAGGGCCGCAGCGGTGAAGGGATTAGATCGAGGGCAGACATAGCGCCACCTTGGCCTTGGCCCACAGATCCAAACGTTCCTCCCGGCCGGTCTGGCCACCATTGATAATCCGCGTGATGCTGTCGAAAGCGCCGGCGTCTGCCAGCTCATTCAAGCCGTGATCCCACCAGAACCAGGCCGCCGACAGCGCGGCGTTCTCGGGCAGCTCCAGCAGCTCCGGCCGGTCGACCAGTGACAACCCCAGGGCCTGGCCACACCGGCGATACATATCCCGGCCGGTGATCCCAATGCAGCCTCGCGCCCGATAGCGGTAGCCGTCGCCGGATGCTTCAGGGCCGTTGCCCATACGATTGGCGTAGACCCGGTTGGCCAACTTTTCAGAGTTGCGCAGATAGCCCTGGGCGTCTGCCACTTCGGCGGCATCTACCTTGCCGTTTCGGTTCAGGTCAAAGCCGTACTTGAACAGGCCAGCCACGCGCGCAGCGTCTTTGTAGTAAAGGCTTTCCGACAGCTTGGTCAGGTGCTGGGACTCGTGCCCAACCTGCGCCACGAACGCCGCCTGGCGCACTGGGGAAACGATATCGAAACGGGCCATAGCCTGATTGAGAGCGGACACAAAAACGCCCGCAACTGGGCGGGCGTTCGGGAGGATTTGCAGCAACTGCTGCTGGGTGATCGACATACAGACTCCTATCAAAATAAGCCCGCTCAGCGGGCATCAGTGGCAACCCTGGATCAAAGGTTTACAACCTTGCCCGGGCCGTCTTCCTTCTTCTTTTTCTTGCCCTTGGCGGTGGCCTTACCCTTTTTCCCGCCGTTGCATTCAACGGTCGTGCTCCAGCCGGATTGGGTAAAAACCTGTTCCACCGAATCGACCAGGTACTCGCCGTCCAAACCCACCTTGAAGCCCTGGGCGTTAATTTGCCGCTCGGCAAACAGATCAGTGCGGCCCACCATTTCCAGGCGCACGCCGGCGGTGGAACGGTTGAAGGCGGCAAGCCTGGCTTTGGCCGCTTGCTCAGCAGCACTTTTGTTGGGGTAGATATGCCGGTCCGTGTGGACTGGTGGCAGGCCCCCCGGGGCATCCTCGTTGTCCAGGGTGACAACCGAGAGCTTTCCAGTGGCCTTGTCTTGGTGTTTGGTGGCCACGGCCTTGTGGGTGCTACGGTCGCCCAGCCGGAATTGCCAGCGGCTTACATCGCTGCGCGTTACGGTAACGACGCCCAGCGCTTTGCCGCTCGCGCTTTGCCCGCCCTGCCGGGGCATAACTACCAACTTCCCGTCACCCACCTTCGCCGTGCAGTCGTACTGCTTGGCCAAGCGCGTGATGAAATTAAAATCCGACTCGCTCAGCTGGTCAGTCCTGGGCACTTTGGTGGCGACCGAACACGCCGCCTGCCAGCCGTTCCTGGCCGCAATATCACGCACGATTTCCGACAGCGGCACGTTTTCCCAGCTGCCGTTGCGAATGGTCTTGCCGCTTCCGCGCATGTCGCTGGCCTTGCCCCTGATTACCAGAGTGTCCGGCGGGCCGGACAACTCCACCTCATCCACAACATAACGGCCCAGGCGGGCCAATGCGCTGCCGACATACCCCAAGTAAATCTCAATGCCGGCACCGCGCGCCGGTAGCGAGACCACGCCGTCGCGGTCATCGATGCGCAACTCAAACTCGTCCGAATCCATCCCGGGCTTGTCCGACGTGCGCAACAGCAAAAGCCGATCGTTAATCGTGGCGGTAATGTCCGCCCCGTCCGCGACGATCCGAAAAGTTGGTTTCATTGGGTAATCCCGAATGACGGATAGACTCAGGGCCTGGCCGCTATAGAATTTGCGGCTGATTAATCAGCCAGTAAGGAATGAATGGATGAAACGGATTTGCCTAGTGGGCTTGCTCGCCTGGGCCGCCCTGCCCGCCATCGGCCAGGAAAAGCTCAGGATTATTGACCTG